AGGCAGCGAACCCGCTCCCGCAACACCACAAGAGTTGAGAGATGAAGACGTTCTTTCATATATTGGTAAAAGGTACAATAAACAGATTAACTCATTGGATGATTTGGTTGCTGAGCGTAAAGACTCAGAGCCGCTCCCTGATGACGTGTCTGCTTATTTGCAATACAAGAAGGATACAGGTCGTGGATTCGAGGACTTTCTTAGTTTAAAGAAAGACTTTGATGAAATGAATCCTGACCAACTTCTTAAAGAATACCTGACTGCTACGCAGGAGGGTCTCGATAGTGATGACATCGAGGCTTTGATGGATGACTACAGATTTGACGAGGAGTTGGATGATGAGTCAACCGTAAAGAAAGCAAAAATCGCAAAAAAGAAAGTACTTGCTGAAGCCAAGAAATACTTCAATTCTCAGAAAGAGAAATACAAGATGCCCCTTGAGTCAAGGTCGGTGTCTATCTCTGATGAAGAGAAGGAGGTCTACGAAAGCTATAAGCAGTATATTCAAGAGGCAAAGACCATAGAGGAAGAGACCAAGCGTAAGCGTCAATGGTTTGACCAAAAGACGGACGAGGTTTTTAATGGAGAGTTCAAAGGTTTTGAGTTCAATGTTAATGACAAGAAGATTATGTTTGCTCCCGGGGATGCCAATGAGTGGAAGAAAGTCCAAGCGACACCACAGAACTTTATCAATAAGTTCTTGGATGACCAAGGATTAATCAAAGACGCAGCAGGTTATCATAGGTCATTGTCAATAGCAATGCATCCTGAAAAGTTTGCCAAGTTCTTTTATGAACAAGGAATGTCAGACGCAACTGACGATGTTACTCGTAAAATCAAGAACATCAATATGTCAGACCGTAAGACTCCTGAGGTTGGCAAGGCAACAGGTAGCGTGCAGGTGAGGGCGGTAAACCCCGATTCAGGTAGAAACCTGAAAATCCGCAGCATAAAAAAAATGTAAAAACTTAAAACTAAAAAACAATGGCAGGTTCATTATTAAGTAATCCTACCTTTCAACTTCAGCCGAGTGCTGAACAGGTAGCGTTACAAACAAACTACATTACCAACTTCAACTTCTTGAATCAGTATCTACCTGATACTTACGAGAAGGAATTTGAGCGTTATGGTAATCGCACAATCGCTTCTTTCCTTAGAATGGTAGGAGCTGAGATGCCTTCTAACTCTGACCAAATCAAATGGGCAGAACAAGGCCGTCTTCACATTAAGTACACTAACTGTACTTCTGCAGCAGCTATCAACGCTAACACTGCAACATTTACTGTAGCTGATTCAGGTGTAACTTACATCGCAATCCGTGTAGGTCAGACTGTAATGATTCAGAACAACGCTTCAGGTGTGTTCAACAAAGCAATTGTAACTGCTGTACCTTCTGCAACTACTTTCACTGTAGCTTACTATGAGGCAACAGGACAAGCATTCGCAGTTTCTACTCAGTGTACTGTATTCATTTACGGTTCTGAGTTCAAGAAAGGAACCAACGGAATGATTGGCTCATTGGAATCTGAAGATGAAATCTTCTCTAACAACCCTATTATCATCAAAGATAAGTATGCGGTTAACGGTTCTGATATGGCTCAAATCGGTTGGGTTGAGGTTACTACTGAGAACGGTGCTACCGGTTACTTGTGGTATTTGAAATCAGAGCACGAGACTCGTCTTCGTTTTGAAGACTATCTTGAGACTTCAATGATTGAAGCAGTACCTGCTGCTACCGGTTCCGGTGCTAAGACTGCAGGTATGATGGGTTCTGAAGGTATCTTTTATGTTGTTAACAACAGAGGTAACGTATGGGGTGGCGGAACTCCAACTTCTCTTAATGAGTGGGATACTATCGTTTCTCGTCTTGACAAGCAAGGAGCTATCGAAGAAAACGTAATCTTCGTAAATCGTGGTCTAAGCTTTGACATCGACAATATGTTGGCTACATTGAACGGATACACTTCAGGTGGTGTTGCTCAGTCTGCATCATTCGGTTTGTTCGACAACGATGTTGACATGGCGTTGAACCTTGGCTTCACAGGTTTCCGTAGAGGTTATGACTTCTACAAGTCTGATTGGAAGTACTTGAACGACCCAACCATGCGTGGTGGCTTGAACCAAACTGCTGCTACAGCAACCGGTACTATCACAGGTTTGATGGTTCCTGCAGGTTCTACTTCAGTGTATGACCAAATCATGGGTAAGAACGCTAAGCGTCCATTCTTGCACGTACGTTACAGAGCTTCTGAAGCTGAAGACAGACGTTACAAGACTTGGATTACAGGTTCTGCCGGTGGTGCTGCTACTAGCGACCTTGATGCAATGGAGGTAAACTTCCTTTCTGAGCGTTGTGTTTGTACCCTTGGTGCTAACAACTTCGTATTGTTCAGATTTGGATAAGCAATAATTGGAGGGTGTCTTTAAAGACACTCTCCTTTTTTAATTAATTAAATCAAATTAAATTCAATAATAAATGGCAAAGATTAATACCCCTGTAGACAAGGTCTACAAGTTGAAAAATGGAAGTCCACTTTCATATACATTAGCATCAAGAAACCACCCTAGATTTCCTCTAATGTGGTTTGATGAGAAGAACAATGTGAATAGAGCTCTTAGATACGCATCCAATCAGAAGTCTCCTTTCGAGGATGAGCAAGATGGGAACTCTATCATTGAGCCAATTCTTTTTGAGGACGGATTTTTAAGAGTGCCAAAACAAAACCCGGTATTGCAACAGTTTCTGCACTACCATCCTTTGAATGGAATTATCTTCTCAGAGGTTGACAAAGAAAAAGAAGCAGCTGATGAGGTTGCTGATTTGAACTTGGAGGTTGAGGCATTAGTAGAAGCTCGTCAATTAAGTATCGACCAAATTGAAACTCTTACAAGAGTAATGTTTGGCAAAGACCCATCAACTGTGTCAACTGCTGAATTGAAGCGTGACATTTTGGTATTTGCTAAGACAGACCCTAAAGAGTTCTTGAACATATTGAATGACCCCGAACTAAAATATCAAGCTAAGATTCGTTTGTTCTTTGAGAACAAGTTGTTAATCTTGAGAAATGGAGACAAAGAGGTGTGGTACAATACCCCAACCAATAAGAAGAAAATGCTATCGGTTCCTTATGGCGAAGACCCATACGAAATGGTTGCACACTTCTTACAATCAGACGAGGGTATTGACTCATTAAAGATGTTAGAAGCCGTTTTAGCATAGATTGATAGATAGATTGAGTAGAAAGGGGGGCATCTTGTGCCCTCTTTTTTTTTCTGTATATTTGTAAAAAAGGAAATAATGATAAACTCAGTTAGAAATACCGTATTATCTGTTCTAAATAAGAACAACTACGGGTACATATCTCCCTCTGATTTCAACTTGTTTGCTACGCAAGCACAGCTTGAGGTGTTCGAGGAATACTTTTCTGAGTACAATAAGACCATCAACATGGAGAATGCTCGTCAGTCAGGCACTGAATATGCTGACTTACGGAAACCAATTGAGGAGGCAATGGAAGTATTTGCTTTGACCTCTACATTGACTCAGGTTGCTCCCGCTACAAACAGGTTCTTCCTCCCATCGGTAGCTACTACCGGTTTTGATTACTTTATGATTAACAAAATTCTTTGTTATGATGCTTCAGTTAGCCCAAGAGTACTCAAGGGTGAGGCAGAGAAGGTACCGCATACAAGAATAACTTTACTGAATAATTCAAACCTTACTGCTCCTACAGAGATGTATCCTGCTTATACGCAGGAGGGTAATGTACTTACTGTATATCCCTCTACATTTAACTTGGCAAATGAGGTTGAGGCCAACTACTTTAGATACCCTAAGGTACCAAAGTGGACTTACGTAACTCTTGCTAATGGAGAGCCTATCTTTAATCAGTCTCAAGCAGACTATCAAGACTTTGAGGTTCCGGCAGAAGATGAGTACAAGTTGGTTACAAAAATTCTTCAGTATTGCGGGGTGTCTATTCGTGAAACAGAAGTTACTCAATTTGCTATGGCTCAAGAGCAGATGGAAAAAACTCAATAAAAAATATAGGTTAGGTCATATATATCGCAGGATCAG